TTTGTTAGTCCCCGTTGCTACGGTTACTTTGTAAGTTATTGTAGCCACTTTAAACTCCTAGCCGTGTAACAATGTTACTGAGGTAGCTGTCGTTGCAATCTCAAATTTTAAACTTGTAGATGCTCTAAAACCTGTGCCTGGAAACTGCATGTATGTAGTTATTCCTTGAGCATTAGTTTGGTTTGTAGCTGGAATTAAAAATTCAGCTAATACAGTTGTATCATCTTTTATTTTAACTGTAGTTGCAGCTTGTCCGCCTTCTTTAGAAACAAAAAGACCTACGGCTCTGCCAGGTGCTCCTGTGCCAAGTGCGTTATGAACAGCTACAGTTGAGGCTGTAGTTGATTTTATATCTACTGGATATGTACTCATTAATTTACTCCTTAAAATTATTTGTGGGGCCGAAGCCCCACATTAATTATTTATTAGTCAGTGTGGTTTCTTGCTTGTGCGTATACAATACATACTCTAGCTTTACCAGCACTTGCTGCTGATCCAGATGGAATGTATTTTGCTGCTATACGAACGTCGCTAGTTCCAACATTTTTCCACTCAGTACATATAGCTGTTGCTCCAAGAGCGACTGTTCCCGCCGTTCCTACTTCAGCATTATCAATATATAAGTCTGAGTTACCAACGATACCCACATCTAATTTGTTAGTTGTTCCAGCATCAAAAGCTGTTTCAACATTAACAAAAATATTTTTAATGTGTGATTTAGCAGGAATTACCACGTCTTCACTTGTGTCAGTTGTGTCAGTATGAGAAATGTGAAATGATTGTACCATTAATACATGTCCTGTATTTTTTACATCATCTCCAACTGTAGTACCTGTAGTATTTGAAATCGTTCCCGCTTTAATCGGTCCCGAAAATGTAGTTGTTGCCATAATTATATCCTCCTAGTTTCCGAACATAGTCTCTAGGCCGTCGACTATACGCGTCTATGTTCTAATTAATTGTATAGTGTGTCTTTTATACATCACATTTAATTAGAGCGCAAGTGGGCTGTGTTTTTGTGTTGATTTTGTTTGTAGCTCTTAAGTGGCTACAGAAACTTTAGGTTGAGTCGCATCTATTTTATTTTCTAAATCAGCTTTTTTAGTTTCAGCTGCTTTTATATGGCTGATGACATCTCTAACTTTTCTGTCAATCTTAACCATGTTGAGAGTATATCTACCCTCTTTAAGATGCTCCTGCTCCCACTGAAGATCTAGACCCTTCTTCTCTTGGTATAGACTTGCTAGATGTTGCATTATCGCCTCCATCAATAACCTCCTCGTAGGTTATTCGTTTAACTCTTGGATCATACATTTCTCCAAGATATTCCCATTTTATATCACCTTTTCCCAATTTGTCAATAATAGCTTTTTCTATATCTAATGGGCCATCCATGCAGGTAATATTAACCTCCATTTTGTAGTGATACGCGTAGATTTTAACGAGGAAATTTTTCATTTACACACCTTATATGAAAAAGGGGCCGTTTTAAGGCGGCCCCTTTAAATTTATTGATTATGTTGCGTTTGATCCGAAGATACCTCTAGGGTCAGAGAATCCGAATACGTATCTCTCTCTAGCTTTGTATCTTACGTTGCCAGTATCAAAGTCACCTTCCATTGAAGTTTTGATAGGTGATCTATTGAAATGCTTCAATCCATTAGGCACATC